GTTCATGATCTTCTCCACCCTTGTCGGCATGTATCCGTACACGTCCGTGATGGCAAGGGCCAGGCAGACCATCCACAGCTCGATGAGCTTGTCATCTATCCGGTTCTGCCTTTCGATCAGCCGCTCCTCGGCCCGCTTGTCTGCCTCAAGCCGCTTGGCTATGGCTCTCCTCTGTTGCCGGTTCATTTCTTTACCCAGTCGAGCCAAAGTGTCAGGGCCGCAACCCAGACGACGATAGCAACAAAAAACTTAACTTCCTCCATGTCTTTTCTCCTTCTTGCGGTTCAGGTACATCACATGCCGCTCTGGTGACCAATCATGTTGTCCGTATGATGTCGGCACGGCGTGACCATTGAGTGCATACAGCAGGCCGAACCTGTCCCAGTGTTCGATATAACCGCCGTGGTCAAATTTGAACTCGTACAGCGTCCGGTGATAATCAATCACTCGAATGAACCGGGCCGACCTTATGTAAACGTTGCCGGTCGCCATGCCGAGCGCTATGTCCCGGAAGCCGGTGAAGTACACCTTCTCGCCGGGCGTAAGGTTTTCAGGTAGTATCATGTCGCCTTGCCTCCTGTTCTATGTAGTTCGTGGCCGCCAGGATAAACTGCCGGATGAGGGCGTGCCCGCCGTACTTCTTATCAATCTCACCGCTCTCCCTGATCAGCGCCGTCCAATAATCGTCATTGTCGGCATCGGCTCCCGGGAGGTATTTTTTGATGAGCTGCCAGACATCGTTGATGCCGTGGTTGATGGTTTTCAGCTCCTCCATGCTCACCACGTCAGAACGGGACTTCGCTGTAGTCGTCTGCATCCGCAAATCCTCCCTTATCCGTCTCCCATCCATAGGCCCAGTCGAATATGCCCTTATGTTCTGACAGGCGTTTTGATGACTCCTCATACCACAGCGGGATGCCGTCCATAGATATGCGCCCGGTGTTTCTGTTCTTAAGTACCCGGAGCACCCGGTCACAGTCCGTCTCACTGTTTGACGGTGTGGTAAAGTGCAGAACCACGTGAGCCAAGTTGGTGATGTTTGCCGACCCGGCGACGTCATCATTGTCCACTTGAGCGCCGACCATCGTCCTCTTGCGAGGATGGGCGACCAGGAGGATGAGGACGTTGTAGTTCTGGGCCAGGCCGACCAGGGACTTGATAAAGTTTGCCTGCTGTCTGTAGATGTCCGACTGCAGGTCATCCGTCATCGCCGTCATCAGGTTGTCAATGATCAAGAACCGGCACTGATATTGAAGGATGGCGCATTTGAGCGTCTCGATTAGCGCCTCATCGTTGTCCACGTTGCCGAATATCTTGTTGTTGTACAGAAAAGCCGTCCCGCGATACCAATCGCCAATCTTCTCCCGCACCTGGTCGGGCACATAATAATAATCAAATCCTAAATTCGACCGGCCCTCCTCGATGTTGCGCTTGCCTGCTATCTGCCGATCAAACCAGTCCCTGAACTGGGCATCCTTCAGCTCGCCCGAATAGAAGAAGGTTTTGTATCCGGCATTAATGGCGCTGATCCCGATCTGCGACGCGAGCGTTGACTTGCCTTTGCCGCGCTCGCCGGTCAGTACAACCAGGTTGCCCATGAACAGGCCGCCGGTCAGCTTATCCAGGGCGTAGATACCGCTCGAGAAGTGCTCGCTGTCCATCAGGTTCTCACGCCGTACATCCGCAAGCTCTTCGATGCGTGGGTTCTCGATGATGACCGCGCCGTCCACCGCCTGCCTGACCGCCATCTCGCCGTACTTCATAAGCAGCTCGTTGGCGTCCTTGCATCCACGGTAGTCATCCGGGTGGACGTGCTTGACGATGCCTTGAAAGCGCTCCGCCATTTCGTTGAGGAGTGTTATCTTGCCGTCCTCATGGTCGCCGAAAACAACCAACGTGTCATACTTTGCCAAGAAGTCCCAGCAATACGGCATCCAGGTAAACCCTTTAGCGCCGAGCGGCACCGACACCGCATTGCCGACACCGGCCTGGACGCATGAAAGACTGTCTATCTGTCCCTCCGTCATCACCAGCGTTTTGTTCTCCGGGTCGCAGTGGTTCATGCCGAACAGGATCGGCTTGCAGTTTGCAAAGCACCATTCTTTATTTTGCCCCGGTTTCGGGTCGATGTTGCGATACTTGATGAACTGCATCTCGCCCGCCTCATCGAAGAACGGGAACACAAGCACGCCCTGGTTCTCCGAGTGGGTCGTGATGTTGTACTTCTCCGTCACCGCCCTGCTGATCCCGCGCCCCTCAAGATACCTGACCGCCGGATCGGTACTGACCGGCACCGGATACTTTCTTAGGCTCCGGTATTCTTTGCGAGCGTTGTAATACTCATCTACATCCCGACCGAGCGAGAACCCGAAATCTTTGGCGAGCATCAGCATCCCGCCCTTGGCTCCGCACCCAGCCCGCTTACAGTTGAAGGCACCCGTCTCCAAGTTGATTGCAAAGGTGTTTTTGTCTTTGCCTCCGCCTTTGCAGTACGGACACCATTTGGTCACCAGTTCGCGCCCGTTGTCCTTATACACACCCAGACGTTGCTCAGACGCGAACCGCCTTGCGTCCTCCGGGTTGAACTTGTAAATTGCCATCAAATACCCCCTTACTTGGTATGAAATAGGCTCTTTCTTTAATCTTTCTTTAGAATATTTCTTTCTTTCTTTGGTATGTGTTAAAATCAACACATGTTGGTGTGTTAAAATCAACACATGTACATGTGTTAAAATTGACACATGGGGGTGTGTTAAAATCAACACATGGGGGGATGTGTTAAAATCAACACATGTTTGCCGACCTGTCCCACTGCTCCGGGAGGTTGATGCTTATGTCGGCTATCTGTCCCCGGCCCGGTCGGTCGACCTCGATGATCCCCATCTTCTCCAAATCGTTCACGGCCCTCGTCACATTTCTCCTGTCCCTGCCTATCTCGGCGGCCATCTTCTTGATTGATATTCTGTCCCTCACTTTGTGCCATCCGTAGGTCATCCGCATCAGATAAAGCAGGACACGCATATGGATCGGCGAGAGGCGGTTGTCCGTCTGGTACAGGGCCTCGAGCGTCTCATTCGGTACGCTTGTATATGAACCATTAGCCGAACTCACCTCTCTGCAACCTCTCTTTCATATCTCGATACAAAATCTCCTTGATGAGCCGTCCTGACGTTCCTGACCGGCAGAATACCGGCGTCATGTTGTACCGGATCGACCAGGCCGTCAGTGATGCGAGCATGGCGTTCGGGTTGAACCGCGACCTGTACCGGTGATTGATGACGGCTTCATATGATCCGTTTTCGATCAGCAGAAAAACCTTGGCACCGGCATCCGCCGCCCGCTCGAACTCCCGCCTGAACCGGTCACGGCCTTGCGTGAAGCAGGACGCCAACTCATCCAGCGACATCTTGCGCTCAATCACACATCCTGGTTTTACGGCTTTGGTCACATCGTAGACCGGCCCACCCGGCAGCTCTATCTGACCGCAGTAGTCGCCGTATTTGAGCGTCACTCGTTCATACGGCACGCCAAAGGCCGCATACCTCTCAGCGGCCCTCGGCGTGTTCTGCTCCCGACTGTCGATCAGGATCGTGAACGTGGACAGCACATCATTGACCTCAAAGGCATCCATCAGAACGGGATCGCTTCTTTGACCGGGTCGAAGCCACCTGAGTCTTTGACGGCTGATGTGTCGATCAGCTTGTCCTTCGGGAGCTTGCCGTATTTACCATCACGAACATCGTCCGCCGTGCGCGTCCATTTCATCTGCGTGTGGTCGTAGACCGTGCCGTCATCGCCCTGGGACTGCCGGATATGAAACAGGCCGCCGATGAGCTTACCCCGGAGCGTGGAGACATCACCGCTGAAAACGAAGCCGCCGTTGCTGTCTTCGAGGTCGGCGAAGAATGTGTTCCAGTTGTTCCAGACATAGACCTCGCTTCGGTCACTGGGCACGTTCAGACTGAATACGGCATCCATGGGCCACTTCTTGTCTTCGTTGGAGCTTCCGTCGAAGATTTTCTGATAGAATCCCGCGTATTCGCCTTCGGCGATATCAAAGGCGATGCGGATTACATCATCACCCGAGGGCCACTTGTCCTGCTTGGCATCCTTGATGCGGATGACGTATGCGCCCTTGGGAAGCTGCTGGAAGGTTGTTCTGCGTTTGGATTTGTCATAGGTTGGTAAGGTCATTGATTAGTCCTCCTTTTTCGGATTTTCTCTCAGTTTTCCGACTTCGCTATTCTTTATGTAGTCTTCCAGCTTTATCCCTCTTCCACCGAATGACTCCATAAAGGCAATCTGTTCTATAAATTCACAAAGGGCATCCAAGTCACGCTCCGAGATGCTAACGAGGATGGTTCCGTCATCGTAATAGTCCTTGACTGTAAACTGCGCGCAATGCCATGAGTCAGTCTCGAGGCTTATTTCTCCGATACTGAACGTGCATTTCTTGTGGAACCAAAGGAACGGGGCGATTGTTTCGTACTCTTCCGCTGTGAGCGGCGTAAACTTCTTATCCTCAGGGAATTCCTTTAAACCTTCCCTTAAGTTTTCATCGAGAAGCTTATTGGTGACCTTTATGATTTTTTCAAGCTCCTTCTTCCTCATGCCTCAGTAATCCTCCAACGCCTTAATCACGATCATGATATCGTTCGGGCACTCATTCTCTTCAAAGGCATTCATGGGAACCTTGCACGTGCTCCCGTCCGCACTCAGGATGAACTTGTACTTCCCGTCCTGCCTGACCGCCCAGACCACCGTGGTCATCTTGCTCTCGAGCACCAGCTTCTCGAGCTTGCGCCCGTTGGTCTTAATTCTGGTTCGGATGATGCCGTTATCATCGGAGATAGTCTCCGAATGACACAGGATGATGACGGTCAGGTCGTCACGCATTTCGAGCGCCTGATTGATGATGCTCCACCCGTTCTGTGCAAGGTCAGACCACGCCGACCGCTTGTCACCTGACTGCATCGCCATGATTGCCATCTCTTCGGCTACCATCATGCCGTTGAGGGTATCAATGACCACATACTTGATGTGTTTGAACTGCTCTTCCTCATTGATTTTCCGCAGGATGCTGGCAACCACGGCGAACTTGTCCGTCTTGTAGTAGCAACCCCTGTCCGGGCTCACCTTTTCGTGCTCCAGGTTGGCGAAATCATCACGCCATCCCTTCCAGTTCAGACCCTTCTTGTCACAATCCAGATAAAACGTCTGCTCGGGCGGCAGGTTTCTCATGGCGGTTGTCTTGCCTGACCCGCTCTCGCCCATGACGCCGATAACTTTAGCCATCACCATCCCCCTCTCTGCTTATCCACAAAGTCATCCACATTGACTTTGATGTTCTCGAGGTACGTGTCCTTGCACTCCTCGCAGTAAAGACCGTCCAGGGGCCATGCGTATTCATCCTGGATCGGCTCGCCGCAGGATGCGCATATCGGCCTGGATGCAAGCCACTCGGCCTGCTCACGGTCGTAATCTTTGAAAAAATCGTAGTTGTCTTTTAGCACCTCTTGTCCTTTCCCTTACCATCTGTTAATATACAGATAGTGAGATTCCCCAAAATCTCCGCCCTGGGCGCTTCCCTTACTCGCTCAGGGCTTTTCTTCTATACTGTAAACAGTTCCCTCGTTCTCCGAGTCGTCCAGCGATGCGACGAACCCCGTCTGAAGCCAGTCAAGCGCCTCGCGTGCGCTCTCGAAGCAGTGCGTCACCTTCTCTTTCCCCTTACTGACGGTGACAAGATAATATTTCACAGTTCCACCTCCTCAACATATCCGGGCCATCCCTTCACCGGTCTGCCGATCCTGAAGTCCACCGGCTTGCTGTGGTGTCTCTCCCATGCCTGAATGGCCTTGTACCGCTTCACGGCATCCGTCACCCTAACGAACGCCCCGACCCCGATCACAAACAGGCAGGCCCCGGCGAACATCCCGCCGATGACGTCATTGCAGATGATCCCGGAAAACAGGCCGATGATCCCGGCGATGGCGCCGGTCGTTCCTGCCGCATATCCTTCATAGTTCATATTGTCCCCCTTTCGATCTTTACCTCTACTCCCTCGCGCCTGGATAAAATCACCTCAAGCGCCCTGATTAAGTTATCAAGCGTTGCCGTCCTCCTTTCCCTCACCGGCTCCACAGCGAGCGCGGGATGGTGGTTGATTGATAGATAGTGGTTTAAAAGGAGAATATAATGAAAAACATGACAAGTTACTCCCACGCCCACTATGCAACCGGTGAGTCTTTACTGTAACGGTTAAACCGTTTTTTCATTGCATAAAAAATTGATTTCGTTGTAGGTCAACCCGTACAGTTTTTCAATACGGGTAATCATAGGAACGTCCGGGAACGTCTTGCCCGCTTCATAGTTGATGAGCGTATCAACGGCAATCCCGAGCATTTTCGCGGCCTCTTTCTGCGTCAACCCCTTGTTGACTCGTGCCGCTTTAAGCGTCAAAGCCACTCTTTCACCTCCTTCGTAAATCTGCGTTGCCTCGCTACAAGAACAACTATAAACGGTTTAACCGTTTTTGTCAACGGGTAAATCGTTTTTTGATTGAATTTTTTACGGTTTTCTCGTATATTGTAATCAAGAGGGGATACGGAGGATATATCAATGGTTGAAAACAGGCGTGTGATGGGCAACAACATCCAGCGATATCTGGATGAGATGGGGATGGATAGAAAAGAATTCGCCGAGAAAATCGGGTTTCCGTATTCCTCGGTCACGGACTGGATCAACGGCAAGTCGTATCCACGGATTGACCGGATTGAGATCATGGCCCGGTTCTTTGGCGTTGACAAGGCCGACCTGGTCGAAGATAGGAGGCAGACCGGTGACGGACTGTCGGCTGATGAGCGCGTGCTGATCGACCTGTACCGCCAACTGAACGACACAGGCAAAGCGGTGATCAATACCCAGATCAACATGATGGTCAAAGAGGAGATTTACAGAAAAGATACACCATTGAAAAAGAAGGCAAATTGATTCACGTGTTCAGGAGGTAACAATATGAAAAAACAGATACCATCCATTATACTGATCATTTTCGGCGTTGCGCTCATGTCGTCCAACCCCGGCCCCGGCCTTGTGTTTGCCGTGATCGGTGTGGTCTGGTTCGTCAGAGCGCGCAAAAAGTCCAGGAAGGCCGAAAAGGTGAAGTTGCCGACCGTCTCCGGGCCGACCGAGTACCCGGTGAATGTCATCATCAGCAAGCAGAACCTCGCTGAACTGAGAACACCGAACCAGTCATTCAAGAATCCCAGGAACACGGGCAAGCCGGTTTATGAGTATAAGTTTTTCGAGGAAGAATGTCAGCTCGTGCCGACTGATAAGACCATCAATGTGATGTATAACGATGTGCAGGTCGGATATGTTGACGCCGTCCAGGCCGATGCTGTCCGGTCGATCATGGGTGACATGATCGGCGCTCCCCGGCTCAGGATATACGGCGGAGAGGTTAAGAACTACGAGGGCGGCAAGTGGGTGACAGGCAAGACACCGCAACGCGCTGAAGTGCGCATCACATACATGGCAGGTGGCCAGTCATGAAAAAAGTCGCTCTTTATGCCCGTGTATCCTCTGACCGTCAGGCCCAGGAAGGCGACTCCATCCCCGCCCAGCTTGACGCCTTGAGGAAATGGGCGCACGCCCGGCATTATGAGATTGTCGGTGAATATGTGGATGACGGAGTGAGCGGAACGAAGGTCGACCGGGATGAGCTGCAGCGTCTTCTCGCGGATGTCAAAGCGGGCAAGGTCGAACAGATCGCGTTCACTAAGCTCGACCGGTGGTTCCGATCCGTCCGCCACTACACCGCCACGCAGGCCGTCCTGGATAAGTTCGGCGTCGAGTGGCTCGCCATCTGGGAGCCAATCTATGACACCACCACGCCGCAGGGGCGTCTGATCGTCAATCAGATGGCGTCTATCGCTCAGTTTGAAGCTGAAAACACAGGGAGCCGCATCAGGCAGGTGTTCAACTACAAAATACAGCAGGGCGAGGCCATCGCAGGCAAGCCGCCGCTTGGTTATTCGATAGTCAAGAAACATTATGTTCCAAACGACCAGGCACCCGTCATCCTGGATGCCTTCGAGCGATTCGAGTTCTGCCAGTCGGTCGGCGAGGTCGGGCGGTACATCATGGACAAATACGGGATCGTCCGGGAGCGCGGTTCATGGCGTCGGATGCTCAGCAATCGGATTTATATCGGCGAATACAAGGGCAACGCCAATTACTGCCCGCCCATCGTGTCCGTCGAGCTGTTCGAGTCCGTACAGCGTGCCCTGAAGCACAACAAAAAGGACAACGTTCGCAGACGCGAATACATTTTCAGCGGTCTGTGTATCTGCCCTGAGTGCGGTCAGAGCATGACCGGCACGGGGGCACGGCATGGGACA